TCAAATGCAACCATTGCATCAACCGCTCAATCAATAAGAGATTCTAAAATGGAAGGAGCAAATGAGGGTGCCTTAATTGATAGACTTGAAAATTCAGTTGATGCAGCAATAAAAGCAAACAAGACTTGGGCTAGCAATAGTAGAAGAATTCTTGATGATAATAAAGAAGAACTATCAAATGCACCACTCGTGAATATTGCAACAAAATTAACCACCGGTAGAGCAGAATTTGTTGATGAATCTTCAAGAGAATATTTAGATAAATGTAAGAAAAATAAACAAGTTATAGAATACATAGAAGAAAATAATCTTGATATAAATAATGATGAACATTTAGTTCAAGCGGCTATTGCAGTTGCAGGAACTGGTGATGCTGATGAAATAAACGATTCTAATAAACAAGCTCCTAATAAATTATTATTAAAAATGACTAACGCAACTGCATCAATAAGAAAAAAGATGCAAAAACTTATTGATAAAGGAAAAACACCTGAACAAGCCGCAGAAGAAGTTAGTAAAAGTATAAGTCCAACAAATAAAAAGCCTCTTATGGGTGGTAATTTAACATCAGAATTATGTTTAAGTGTTTACAACAACAAGAGTCTTGAAAAATTAGAACAAAACTCACAAGATAGAAAAGATAAAATGGATAATGCTCACAAAAATATGTATAATGGTGTAACAGAATTAGATGTAGCACATTATCAAGATAAAGAAGGTATGAGTGCAGATGAGGCAATAAAACGATATGAAGAAGAGGCAGGGCCAAATGAACAAACTTATACTCTATCTTTTTTAAAGAGAATGCATTGGGATAGATATATAGATGGTATTGACGATAATAAAAAAATGATTGAGATAGGTGATAAATCTTACTCAACAAAAGATTTTAGAGATTGTATAGGTGAATTAATGGATTGGGACGGCAAGGGTTCATTAAAAGACTGGGTGCTCAAAAAAATGAGAATTGAACCAGGTAGTTCTAAACTGAAATTTGTAAGTAAAGAAGGTAAAGAAATACATCTTGGTAATGACACTTGGAGAACTGCAGGTGATTTAAGTAAAGTCGCTGGGAATTTAGGAGATGATATGCAAAAATGTTTGGATAAAAAATAATGAAAACTCAATTATTATGCACTTTCACAACACACAGCAAGTTAAATCTTGTTGTTGATTCCATTATAGATTCTTATACTATTTTATTTGATAAAATTTATGTGTTTCAAAACGAAGATGATGCAGGACAATTAATTTGCACTTACAATATAGAAATGGTTGAAGATTATTATGACGGAGATGAAGCCATATCCGGAACAATCTCTTTACATAGAAAAAAACAATCCAACACACTTTATACAATTAACGCATTAAACGAAACAATTAGAAGTTTAAACAACGGAGTATTGGATAAGTCATTTGCAATCCCGTGGGAAAGATATCAAAATAATTTACTATTGACAAATGAAGAGGGTTTGAATATTATCCCTACAAAAATATTCAAAATAATAAATGTTAAAGATTGGTAAAAAAGCTTGGTATTTTAAAAAACTTCTTTATATTTATTACTGAATAACAATTAAACAATTAACAATTAATTAATAGGAGAAACAAAATGGATATTAACGCAATCAAAAAAAGGTTAAACCAGTTACAATCAACCAATACTAGAACTTCAAATCTTTGGAAACCGCAACCAGGAAAACAACAAGTTAGAGTAGTTCCTTACAAATTCAATCCAGATACACCATTTATAGAGTTATTTTTTCACTATAATTTAGGTGGTAAGAACTACCTTTCACCAATCAGTTTCGGTAGACCAGACCCGATTGAAGAATTTTCACAAAGACTAAAAACAACCGGTAGTAAAGACGATTTCACTTTAGGTAGAAAATTAGAAGCCAAGATGAGAACTTTTGCACCTGTTATTGTTCGTGGTGAAGAATCTGAAGGAGTTAAGTTTTGGGGATTTGGAAAGACAGTTTATCAAGAACTTCTTTCAATCATAGCTGACCCAGATTACGGAGACATTACAGACCCGAAAAATGGTCGTGATATTACATTAGAGTTTAAAACTGCTGAAGAAACAGGAGCATCATTTCCTTCAACTTCAATTAGAGTTAAACCTAATCAAACACCGATAACTGAGGACTCTAATATATTGGAACGAATTAAAGATACTCAAAAAGAAATTACTGATATCTATCAAGAGTTGTCATATGAAGATTTGACAAATGTCTTGAACGAGTGGTTAAATCCTGATGAAGAAACAACAGAAACTTCAACAGAAGAACCAAAAAAATCAGTAAATGAATTTGACCAAAAACTAGCAGAAGACAAAGCTGAAAAAGAATCAGCTTCAAAAGTCCAAGATGCTAGTCAACAATTCGACGATTTATTCAATAACTAAGGAGAGAAAATGTCAGTAAAAGACGATTTGGCTAATGTCATAGCCGATAACCTGAACAAAAAGTTCAAAGACAACAAAGTAGCGTATTTCCTTGACGGAAGTGATGATACACCAACAGACATTAAAGACTTTATTTCAACAGGGTCTTCAATGTTGGATTTAGCAATCTCTAATCGTGAAGACGGAGGTATTGCTGTTGGTAGAATTACAGAAATCAACGGATTAGAATCAAGTGGTAAATCACTACTTGCATCTCACATATTAGCAGAAACTCAAAAGAAGGGTGGTATCGCAGTTTATATGGATACAGAAACATCAGTCAGTAGAGATTTCTTAGAAGCTATTGGTGTTGATGTTAGTAAATTGTTATATCTGCACTTCGAGTGTGTTGAAGATATATTTGAAGCCATTGAAGATATCATTACTAAAGTTCGTGAATCAGACAAAGATAGATTAGTAACTATCTTGGTGGACTCACTAGCGGCTACATCAACAAAAGTTGAAATAGAAGCAGACTTTGGTAAAGACGGATATGCGACTACAAAAGCAATCGTTATCTCAAAAGCACTTCGTAAGATAACTCAAATGATTGGTCGTCAAAAAGTATCACTTGTCTTTACAAATCAATTAAGACAAAAATTAGGTGTTATGTTTGGAGACCCGTGGACTACGAGTGGTGGTAAAGCATTACCATTTCACGCTTCAACCCGTGTTAGATTAAAAAATATGGGTCAAATCAAAGATAGTAAGAAAAAGAATATCTTAGGTATGAAGTGTAGAGCTCAAATCATTAAAAACAGATTAGGGCCACCTTTGAGACACGCAGACTACGATATGTATTTTGATTCTGGAATTGATAACTATGGTGGTTGGTTAGGTGTAATGAAAGAACACAAGTTGGTAAAATCAGCTGGTGCTTGGTATACCTTAGAATACCGCAAAAAAGAATATAAATTCCAATCAAAAGACTTTAAAGAGTTAATGGAAACTAATGACGGACTTCGTAATCATCTTTACAAACAAATTTGTGAAAAATGTATTTTAGAATACCAAAAAGGAAATGTAGGTATTGATGATATAGAATATACAGGGGAAGTCATTGGAGATGAATAAAAAAAAGTATTTATCGATTCTTGATGATATTAAAAAAGGCGGCTCGGAACTTGGAGATAATCCAAATGAAAATGTGTTGATAATAGATGGACTGAATACTTTTATTAGAGTATTTAGTGTTATACCAACTACTAATGATGATGGGACACACATTGGTGGAATAGTTGGTTTTCTGAAATCAATAGGTTACACAATCAATATGTTTAGACCTACTCGTTGCATCATAATGTTTGATGGAAAGGGTGGGTCAAGTCGCCGTCGTAAATTATATCCAGAATATAAAGCCAAAAGAAAAACAAATATTCGATTGAATAGAGCGTATGGGTTTGATAATATTGAACACGAACGTGAAAATATGATACGACAAATCAGAAGAACGATTGATTACTTAGAATACTTACCGATTACTTTACTATCAATAGACAATGTGGAAGCTGATGATATTATTGCATACGCATCCAAACAAGTTTTAACTGATAGTAAAGTAACGATAATGTCATCAGATAAAGACTTTCTTCAATTAGTTGATGATAGAATTTCAGTATGGTCACCAACAAAGAAAAAACTATACAAACCAGAACAAGTAATGGAAGAATATGGTATTCCTTCACACAATTTATTAATGTATAGAATATTTG